TTAATTAACATCTAATTAAATTGCAAAAGACATGCAATTTAAAACTAGATTAAAAGTGGTGCGACAGCACCAAGGGCAGCCAGCTCAGAGCCTTCTGCGGCCGCACCAGCACCCGCCGCTTCAATGACCTCCGCTGGCAAGCCAACAGCGATCTCCGAAGGGGGGCCACGGAAATACGACGCGACAGACTGTACAACCCGAGAGGCTGCGTTCTGGGCGGCGAGTGCGACACCGACCTCAGCAGCAGTCTTAAATCCACTGTTCACGTGCTCAGAAATCGCACGCGCGTGGTTAACCACATGTTCAGGGGCATTCGGAACCGGCCTTGCCATAGAAGACATGGCAGTACCCATGGGAAACCGCAGGTACGACGATCCACGAAGCGTGGCAACATATGATTGAGGCTTGGTCGGGGCATCAAATACGATGAAAATGCAAGACATGGGGCGAGAGCGCTCAGTAATGGTCGTGCCCGCACCAACGAACTTGAGAATCTCAGTAGGCGTATAGGTGCCGACCTCATCATCCTTGAACTCAAACTTGTTATACACAGCATTATTGACAGGATGAGTGGCAATGGACAGTGGACTGCAAAAGTGAGAGCCAGAGTAGGTTTTTGCCTTGGGATGAGCCCGAACCTGCTCACAGAGGGCATCAAACTGAGCGTATGTCAATGATGCGAGATCGCTTGTCACAGTAATTCTGGTGTCAGAGTTGCAGACAGTGACAGAGCCTCCACGGTCTAATTGAGGCGTGGTATTTACAAGAGTTAAGCCCGCAGTGCCAGCCTTGATAGTACTAGCCGCACCAACCCAAGAGACGGTATCGGGGCCAGCGGGTGACAGCTGGGGCAAACTCACAGGCTCGACGATCAAGCCCTGTGACTGAGGTGACATACGGAAGATAGTGCCAAAACGGGAGCTGACGCCGGTATTAGTCACCACAAGGAGTGTAGTCACATCAAGTCCCAAGTTCAAATTTACACGCGACACACCACGGACATAAGTAGCCTCAGAACACCGTTCTGTAGTTGGTGGAGGCGGACCGAGTGGGTCGTAGGGTGCAAGCGTCATTGGTCGCACAAGAGTAGGTCGTGCATTCTTGATTCGGCGAGGTTTTCGAGGCTGGCTCGAGGAAGATTGAGTGCCGGCAGCAGGTGGCGCGGTGCCCTGTAATTGTCGCTGCCGGCGAAAAGATTCTACCATGGACCTGCGCTGAGCCGTGCTAGAGGCAGAAGCCCAAGCGCGCTTTTGCTTGGCCGTTAGGTCAGAAGGGGGTGAATTCCAACGAGTCATGCTGAAGAAGATGTGCGATAGTTGGTCGCAATATATTATATTTTCCCGTCCTCCCCCACATGCAATCAGTTATTCGTCATAATCATAATCATCTGCACCAAACTCCTCCACACCACGAAGCACACGAATTTCATCAATGAGAGCACTCAAAACCGGACGATTGCGGACAACAAACTTGCGTCCAGCAAAGGCCTCGGGTGCAGGGCACTTGTCTGCGCATAACCCAACGAGAAGTTTTGCATCATTCAGGTATACCGCATCGCGTGTGTCCCAATCGAAACGATGGGATGTGAGATCGAACGCGCGCGGTGTGCCGCCTGCATCACAATCATTGTACTTCAGGATTGCACCAATCTCTCGGGCCTTCTGTTCATCCTTGCGGTAAAGCGCAACACCATCGTCACCAAGTGTAAGCGCTGTAGGAAAGGCTGGCCCATTCATGAGCCGCTCCTGAAGGACATCTGGGTAACAGGCATCGTTGACAATGTTGCTTGCAACTGAGTTTAAGACAGAAGTCTGTGCCTCGCCAGAAGACATACGTCCCTTGGCGTGGAGAAGGACGAGATTCCCTCGCAAATCTGCAAGTTGCATCAGGTCAAACTCATCGTTGCAAGCGTGGGCTTGCACAAAGCCACGTGTTTCCCAGTCATGAATGTAATCGCCAGGACCACGAGAATCGTAGTACTGAGCACGCAGGATCTCCTGAGCGAGCCGGCGAACCTTCTCTTTGAGGTTCATGTCCCAATTCTGGAAGTCGGAGAAGAATACCTTCCCGGCCTCACGAGTCTCGGGATGTGAGTGGAAAAGCTCCTCGACAAGCTCAAAGACCCGCTTCTTCCCCTCATCGTGATGGCCTAGACCTACAAGAATGCAGTGCTTGTAGTGGTTGTCAGCCAAATAATGGCGCTTGATGACCTCATGACTCTTGTGGCAAAAGAGCAACTGGAGTATTTGGTCAACAAGACCCTGCCCCCAAATCATGCGCCAACGACCTTCCTCTGCTTTGGGTAGAGAGTGAGGCTCATCCTTGTGAAAGACCTTATAAGGGTCGACAAGGAAGTGCTTGTCATGAAGTAGGTCCTTGACGGAAGTGCGCCGCATGTCATTAGCCGTAGCGTACAACACGCGAAGGAACAGGCGCTGGAGGACAATCGTGATGAGTGTCTTCCGCCGGATGGGGTCATCTAGAATCTCACGCTTGGTTGTGCAACCAAAATAGACTCCAGTCCAACCGGGTGATTTCTCAGTAGCACTGAGGTCACACACGTGCTGAAGCACGTCGGAAAGGTAGGGGACTTCTGCAGGTGGTAAACAATTCCTGAACTTGCGTTTCTGCCAATTGACAAAATCATCACTGAGTGGAATGTCATCAATGGCAGTGCCATCGGGCATGCGTGACCGACAGCGGTACATGACAGCGCGCAAGGCGTCATAGTACGACTTCTCATCGTCAGGTGGGTATACGTAGTCAAGTTTGATGCACTCACCGTTGATATCGTGAAGTTTCTTGAGGTCGACAAACTCACGCAACTCGGCATTAACGCATTTGCGCTTGCGCCCGCAGCCACGAGTCGGAAGTTGACCCACAATCTCGGCCTCAAGGTCACCGTCCTGGTTGTAAAACTCAGCACTGGCCTTGAGGGCAACTTGGTGCAATGTCTCAACATATTGGCGGTGTTCAGCAAACGCAGGCGAATCATAGACCGCGTCAAAAGGGATGCCAGCGTCAAGCAACACCTCGGCATGGTCGACGATGTCAGCAAAAGTCTTCTCTCCCTGAGCAACGCGGACGAGAAGTAGGCTGGTCTCGTACTCAAGATTCGTGTCGTCGTCAGTCTCCGCGTCTGAACCATAGAATGGAACCTCTGGCTCAGTGAGGACAGAATCGTCATCAGAAGAGGAGAGATCATCACACCAAACTCCAGTCAGAGCCTCATCCTCGGTGTCAGGAGCTGGCTCATCATTGAATCTTTCGATATCAACGAATCGAAACTCCTCAGCGCGGACTTGGGCCTGCTGGTACGGTGAGAGTTCATTCCACTTGCGAGCGCTTCTGACAAAGTGGCCGTGTTTGATGCGCTTAGCCTTGAGTCGGCCCGCGGCGAAGCCGCCTTGGTCCTTCGCAAGGGCTTGAGCATCTGCATCTTTCGCAGCGTTCTCTTCTGCCCAAATGCGGTCTTCGTCTTCTTGTGAATAGACTTTGTAATCATCTGGATGGTTCACATCGTCGTCATCATATGGCGTAACACGATCCCAACCCCTGTGACTGGACTCCTGGGCCTCCATGAAGCCGGTGAGTCCAGGCGGAACCTCGGGAAGGGGCTGTGATGGCAGGATGCCAACACGGCGGGCCTTTGCAATAATGGTAGACACGCTCACCCCGTAGTTGTAACCCTCAGGGTGTGCAGTCGAACCAAGGTGCATGCCCATGAGGCGCCCGTTGCTGTCAGTAATAGCACCTCCAGAGGAACCAGCCTCAGTGGAGGTGTTGTACATGATAACACCGTGCGTCTGCATAAGGTCTGACAACCAATCATTGGACGTAGTGGACATGCACTTGCCAACCTGGCTGTAAGCCTCAGTAGCACTCTTGAAGTAGGTTACGCGAGCGCTGCAATTCAGACTGGATGTCTGCTTGTAGCCTGTGATACCAAGAACAGATGACACTTTCGGTGTGAGGGCAAAGATGATGAGATCCTGCGAAGGCAGGTTGGCCCAACACATGCCTACCCTGACCATGGCATAAGAGACGTTCAGTGAGTCGAGAGTGTAAAAGCCTTTGTCCGCGCGAGAGAAGATACCGGGTGTGCACCCATCTCCACTCGCGGCCTCGAGAACATGCACGGGGAAAACCCCAATTTGAGTTTCAAGGCCATAAGCCTTCATGTTGATGACAATTCCATTGCCACAGCAATACTGCTTCGCGACGCCAAGATTGTCGAGCTTGCTAAAGCCAATAGCAAACAAGCCCTTATTGGCTGAAGCCCAGCGCGTGGGTACCTGGCCATTGAACAATGCCTCCTTCGCTGCTTCAAATGCGGTGGGAGCTGGGACGACATCGTCATAATAGCCGCCACGGCCGTCTGGGATCTTCCCTTTGACCATGTACCAGACATGGAAGGGCTCCCCAACTGATTGATGCTCTTCAAAACACACGAACATCCTCTGCTGGCCCTCATGAAAGACACTGCGGCGTTCGATCATGCGGGTGACAGCAAGCTCTCCGCTGGTGCGAGGATCTGGCTCCTCAACCGGAAGGGGTTTGGGAATGCCAAACATCGCGTTGCGAGCCTTGCGGCCCTGTCCCACAAAATGGAACTTGCAACTGCCGAGAGCTTTTCCAACTTTCTCTACACCATTGCCAACCACTGTGACTGTTCCACTGGCAAGACTCTTGATCTTATCTCCGTTGGTGCCAATGAGTAACACGGTGAGTACCTCAGTTTGCAGATTCGCGACGACATACTGCGCCGCTGCCGTGTGTGCCAGGGCAGAAGCGCCTGCGAGAATCGAAGCCATTGTGCGTAAACCGCGCCGCGACAATGCGATGGGTGCGTTGAGCGAATAAGGCGGGTGCGCGTGGCAAAGTGAGTAAAGTGGCAAAGGTGTGTGGACACTCAGTAAATCGAGTTTGGTCCACAAAGCCGGGCAATCCGGCTTGTAAATGAGAAGTTGGGTGACAACCAAATCAGAG